CACAGGTGCTCTTTCGCCAGCAGCCCGCCCCCGGCGTCGGTGACGCTCACCTCCCGTCGGGGCAGCCGGGTGGACAGGGCGGGGTAGCGGTGGGCGGAGAGATTTTCCTCCCAGGCCCACTGGCCCGCCACCGGCGTCTCCGTGGCGCAAAAGCCGCCAAACCGGTCCAAAAACCGCACCGTGGCCCCCTTTTGCCGCATTCTCACCATCTGCTCCATCACAGTACCCTCCACCGTGTGGCGTCACTGATGGGCATATGGGCGCGGCGCAGGGCGTTGCAGTAGTTCCGCAGGGCGCTGTCGTAGGCCGCAGCCGCGTCGTTGAAGCGCTCCGTCTCATTGTTGGCCTGGGCCACCTTGGCCTGGAGGTACAGCGTGTACACCTCGGCGTAGGGATCGGCCACCTGCAGCACCGTTTCCGGCAGCAGCGGCCCCGGGGCGTCTGGGTCCGTGCCCTCGTGCCGGGTGATGACCTGCTCGTAAAGCTGCCCCTCCAGCGCGGCGAGCCATTGCAGCTTCCGCTCCGTGGAGAAGGTGTTGGGAGTCAGCTCGTCCAGGGCCGTCAGCACTTGGTTTACCGTCATAGCGTCCCCTCCTTACACTTCCTGCTCGCTCTCCTTGGCCGAGCGCTTCAGCTCCGCCATCATGGCCTCGCTGCGGTCGGCGGCGAAATCCGCCATGGCCCGGGAGTGCATAATCACCTCGTAGATGGGCAGGGGCACGTCGTGGCTCTGGCCGTCCCGGGGAATCTGAAAGTGCCGGTCGTTGACGCTGACCCACTGGAAATTCTGCTCGTTCTTGCTGTGGCGGGGCAGCGTCACCTGCCGCATCTCCTCCCAGGGATCGTACACCTGGGCGTTTTTCTTTTCAGACATGGAAACATCCTCCTTTTTTTGATAAAAATAGGGCGGAGCGCCCGGTTACGACCGCTCCGCCCGGTGACGTCAGTTGGCCACGTCCTCGCCGGAATAGTGGCTGCAGCTCTCCACCCGCACCATGCGGTCCTCATAGAGCACCTTGGCGCCGTTGGTGGTCAGCTTGTAGCCCACGGTGCTGAACTGGTCCAGGGGGCCGCCGGCCTCGCTGGCACTGTGGAGAATCATCTGCAAGCCGCCGCCCTGCAAATCAATGCAGCCGAAGGCGTCCTTGCCCAGGAACAGCGTGGCGTACACCGCCAGACGGCCATTGTTGCCGTCGCTGGGGCAGGTGCTGTCCTTGAACACCTTGGCCTGGCTGGACTCCACGAATCGCACGCCGTCCAGCTCGCCGATTTCGCCGGAGAAGATCTCCCGGGTACCGGCGTACTTGTGGTACTCAATCCAGTCCTTGTGGGAGGTGAGATCGTAGGCCACGCTGGGGTGGATGATGGCCACGTACTTGCCGTCGATGGTGGGGGCGTGGAGCTTCTTCAGCTTGGTCTTGGCCCGCTTCACGGTGTCGGGGGTCAGCACGGCGGTCATGTCCAGGCCGCTGCGCTGGGACACGTCGGTGGCCACGCCGCTGACCATCTTCTGGGCGTACAGCACGTTGGTGCCGGTCATCAGGTCGTTGCGGCACAGCTCATCCTCGGTGCGGCCTGCGGAGGCGGACAGCTCCACCTGGGCCTCCATAGCCACAGGGTCGATGGCGGTGAGGTCCAGCATATCGGAGATGGCCACGTAGGTGCCGTACTGGCTCACCTCGTCGGTCAGGGTGGACATACCCAGCTTCTGGCCGGTGGGAATCACGCCCTCGGTGAGCTGGGAGGCAGGGGCGATGGTGTTGAACTTGCGCCACTCCACCGTCTTGCCGTTGCCCCGGGGCAGGGGAGTGCGTTTGGCGAACTGGCTGTGTACCATCTCCGCCTTGGCGTTCTCCAGCAGGGCGGTGTTGTAGAAGGTCTTGTTCTCCGGCGACAGGGTGTTGCTGCCGGAAAAGGCCTCGTAGGTGCCGTCATAGGCGTTCACGTACTGGTTGGTGGCGTTCACCAGCGTGCCGCCCTCGGCAAAGCGCTGGAGATCCATGAAATTGTGCATGTTGTTTTCTCCTTTCAAAATGAAACTCTCTCTCCCCGCAGCACCCGGCGGCGCACGTCCTCAATCTGACGCGCCGTCATGCGTGTGGGGTCGGTACCGGCGGTAACCGCCGGTCCGCTGCCGGTCTCGGCGGGCCTGGCCTGGCCGGAACGGATGCTGTCCGCCATGCGGGAGCGGGCCTGTGCCACGGCATAGCCCAGCACGCTGGCCATAATCTGCTCATGGTGGGCCGCCTGGTAGGCGGTGCGCAATGCGTCAGGCCAGCCCAGGCCGTTAAGGGTGGCCAGCAGCATGCCGAACTGGGGGTCCGCCATCTCCGTTTCCAAGTCGAAGGTGGGGTAGTCCTCCCGCAGCGCCGCCGCCTCCCGGGCGATGGACTGCCAGGCGGGGTCCTCCGCCGGCTCTGCCGCCGGGGCCGCTGCCTCCTGCGGGGCGGGAGGAGCCATCCCGGCCGTAGGGGCCGCTGCTTCCGCCGCCGTTTCCAGGCTCTCCGCCTGGGTCTGGGTGGTGTTATCTTCCATGTGTTGTCTCCTTTCCCGCCTCGCAGGGGAGGCGATTTCCTTTTGTGCCGTCCACGGCGGTGATGTGGCGGGGGTACTGCTCCGCCAGGGCTTTCACCCCGCGCCAAATCATGGCCATGGCCTGTTCTCCGGCCCGGCTGCGGCTCACCGCCCGGTTGCCCGCCGTGGCCACGCCGTCTTGCAGCGCCAATGTGCCGTACAGGGCGGACACGGCGGCACACACGATGTCCTGCCCTCTGGCTGCATACCCGGCATGGCCCCAGAACACCATCTCCGGCGGGTCATACGTCACGGTGATCATGGCCCTCACCGGGGCCGGGTGGCCTGATGTACCGAGCTTCTGGCCCGGAAAACGGCGTCGTCCTCGCCGCCGGTGGGCCAGTTGACACCGGGCCGCAGGACGCCGGCCGCCATGGCTGCGTCCGCTTCCATGGCCCCCTCCCGGATGCGCCGGGCCACCGCCTCCTTGCCCTTGAAGTCCATCATCTCCAGGCAGGCCAGCGCCTGCCGTGCCCTGCCGGGGTCGAAGAAGCCGCCGCTGTACAGCGCCATAGCCAGCTCATTGTAGGCCGCGGTGGTGTAGCGGCTCTCGTTCTGGGGCGCCACGTCGATGTCAAACTCCGCCGCCCGGGCCCCCAGCGCCACGCCGAAGGCGCTGTCCTCAGCCCCCACAAGGCCGCTGTTCTGGTAGCGGATGAAGCCGCTCTCGCCGCTTTCGCCCACCACCCGGAAGGTGCGGGGCGCGTCGTAGAACTGGCGCATCAGCTCGATGCACAGCAGCACCACTTCCTCGAAGGCGTCGTAGGTGGTGCTGTTCATGTCCCGGCTCAGCTTGCCGCTGGCCTCCTGCAGCGCGGCGATGGCACTGGCTGCCGTCACGGCGCCGGTGGCCACGCCGGTGGCGCTGTCGGTGTTGCCGGAGGTGAGGCGCATCTCCTGCACCTTCTGCTGCAATACGTGGAGCGCCGTGGCGGGCAGGGGGGCGGTGGGCACCGGCAAAATGGCGTCCTGGCCCAGTGCCCCGTCGGTGTGGACAAAGGGCTTGGTCCAGTCGGCGAACTCCTCCTCGTTGATGCTGCCGTCGGCGCGGATGAAGAACCGGGGCGTGGCCGCGGCGATGGTGTTCTTCAAAATGGCCTGGTTCAGCACGTCCACGTACTTCTGGGGATCCTTGCAGATGTCCACGTAGCCGAAGCCGCAGGGCGTCCCCTCCTCGGGATACAGCGTGTCCAGTACAAAGGGATACCGCCCGTGGCTGTACCATCCGGAGTTAACATAACGCGCCTCGTTCTCGGTGGCAAACAGCACCTCGTCGCCGCAGAACTTGCAGTAGTGCAGCCTGTCCCCCTTGCGGTAGTACCAGTCCACCACCAGCGCCTTGTCCGTCACGTCCACCTGGTCGTCGTACAGGTAGTGGCTCACCTCGCCGCTGCCGCCCACCGCCTTGTCCTGCAGCTGGGGATAGCGGCTCACCAAATCCTCCTTGTGGCACAGCTCCACGCAGAACACGTTGCGGCTGTCCTGGATGTCCTCAATGCCCGGCTCCCAGAAAAGATTCAGCAGGCTGACCCGGCGGATGGCGATGTCCCCCAGGCCGTGGAGCTTCCGGCTGTCCCAAAAGACGCCGTAGGCCCCGCAGCCGGATTTCAGCTTGTCGTACATCACACGGCTGTACGTCTGGCGAAACCGGCAGTTCCGCAGTATCACCGGCAGCACCTGGTTCAGCGTGGCGGCCTCCGGCTCGTCGTCCGCCGCCCGGGGCAGACAGGTGGGCTGGGGATAGGCGTCCATGGCGTCGGCGTGGCGGTTCAATATCACGTTCACCAGCCACCCGCTGACGGGCTGGGGGTCGCCGCCGTTGCCGGCGCGGTACTGCTGCCAGTGCCGCAGCTTCCAATACTGCTCATTGTCAATGAGCCGCTGCTCCAGGTTGGCCTTGCCCTGCTTGTAGCGCCGCAGCGTCTCCATGGCCTGCCGCACCTGCTCCTTGCCGATGGGCAGCGCCGTCTCCGCCGCTTCCGGGGCGGCAGCGGTGTGGGAATCGAAATTTTTAGTTGACATAATACCTCCTCTTGTGATGGGGCCCGCAGAGCCCCTTTCCGGAATGGGGGCGCATCATCGCCCAAAGGCGTTGCGCCGTGGTACCGTGCCCTCCGCCAGCGGGTCGAACAGCCGGGGCTTGGGCGCTTCAATGGGCCGGGCGGCCACGGGCCGCATCATGCAGAAATACCGGCTCTCGTCCGCCACGTGATCCTCCAGGTCGGTGTCCAAATCCTCCGGGCGGCGGCTGTCGTAGAGCAGCAGGGGAATGGTGCGGATAAAGGCCCTGCATGTCTTGAATACGTACAGCTGGGCCCGCCCCTGGCCGTCAAAGCTCATGCGGTAGTGCATCTGCATCCATCCGGGAATCCGCTGGTTGTCCCCCTTCTGAAACCACACGCCGCACCGCCCCGCCGTCTCGGCGATGCTCTCGCCGTGGGACTTGTCCCAGATGGCCGGGTCCGCCACGCCCCGGATATTGCGCCCTCGCAGCCAGGGATGCTCCCGCTCAATGCGGCCTATCTCCCGAAACTGCCGCTCCGGCGCCCACCGCACCCCCTCGTTGGGCGTCTCGGTGCAGCCGTACAGCTCCAAAAACCGGTAGGCCACCCCGTCCTCATCCATGGCCCACCAGGCGCAGGAAAAGGGCTTGTTGTACCCGAAGTCGTAGCTGCGGTACACGCTCCACCCCGCCGGGATCTGAAACGGCTCGATGACGTGGGTAAACAGGTGGTCGTCGTAGTGGGCCGGGTCGTCCCGGAACTCGGCGAAGAACTGCCCCGCCCCCACGTCCCACCGCCCCTCCAGCCACATCTGCCGCAGGTGGGGCGGCAGTGTGCGCAGCTGTGCCACGTATTCCGGCTGGGAGCGCAGCAGCGCCGTGTTGTCCGTTACCAGCGCCTGGATGAAGCGATATTCCTCCGGCCGCTCCGCCTCCCTGAACTGCCTGTCGATAAACAGCCGCTTAAAGTACCCGTGGGCGGGGCCGCCGGGGTTCAGGGTGTAGTAGGCCCGCTTGGGGAATTCGTTGACGCCCCGGACGCAGGCGTTAAGCTGCTCGATCCACTCCGGCATCAGCTGTCCCGCCTCGTCGATGAAAATCACGTCGTATTCCGCCCCCTGGTACTGGTCCAGGTCGCCGTCGCAGGCGCAGTAGCCCATGGCGATGGTGCTGCCGCCGGGAAAGGTGAACACCTTGTCGGTGCTGTGGTACACGGCGATGCCGTGTAGCTGCCGCCGCAAAAAGCCGACGTGGTTGTTCATCAGCTCCCGATAGCTCCGCCGGAGAATCAGTATCTTGATGCCCGGCCACCGCAGCGCCAGCAAAACGGCCTTGGTGCGCACCGCCCAGCTCTTGCCGCCGCCCCGGGCCCCGCCGTAAGCCACGTGCCGCTCCGTGGCGGTGAGAAACTGCTGCTGTTTGGGGTTGGGCGGGTCAATGTGCAGCAGCGCCCCCAGCTCCTCACTCTGCATATTCCTCTGCCGCCCCCAGCTCCACCTGGATGGCTGTGGCGGTGGGCTCGCCGCACAGCTTGTCCAGCTTTTCCGCGGCGGTCAGCAGCTTCCCCAGCTTGTCCGCCTCGCTGCCCTCCGTCTCCGCCACCGCCGCCTCCAGCCGGGTGAGGATGGCGTCGTACAGCATCTCCATCCTGCGCTGCCGCGTCTGCTCTTCCTGCCGCTGCCCCCACCCCTCGCTGCGGATGTGCCGGTACACCGACTGTGCCGTCACGCCGTACTTCTCCGCCACCGCCGCCGCCGTCTCCCCGGCCTCGTATGCGCGCCGGGCCGCCGCCCACTGTGCCGGCCTCACGCTTCGTCCTCCGGGTACTTGGCGTACATCACCGTGGCGTAGCGGTAGCACCGTTTGTAGCTGTCGCAGCAGCAGAAGTCCGTCATCTTCTGCTGCAAATCGGCGCTGCGGGGATACGCCGTGGTCTCCACCGTGCCGTCCTCGCTGCCCTCGCAGCGTACGGTGGCCCGGCTGTGGCTGTGGAAGAAGGGGCACACCACGTCGGCGCTCCTGTCCCGGAATCGATACTTTTTCTGGCTCATGGCCGTCACTCCTTTCTCCGTTTCCGCTTTTTCCCTGCGTTCCTCGCCCCACGGTCCTTTTTTTCGCCCTCCCGGGATGGTACACTGTGCCTGTTGCCGATGGGGCACAGCATTGTCGCCCCTGGCTTCGACACATTTTTCCCTTTTTCGAT